GAGAAGCTGAAATTAGGGAAATTCCTTTTCAGCACACGTCAGGACGGTAATATCGTAGTCGAAAAAGACATTAATACCTATCACCTGTTTGAGCCGGAAAAAGGTTATGTTTTCAGCAAAAACAGGGCAATCCGAGTTATGGACGAAATGAGAATGTCTATCCGGTCTGTTTGGGAAAACAACTACATCGGCAAGGTAACAAATAACAATAGGGGTAGGGCTATTTTCAAGGCTGATGTAGTTGCCTATATTACCGAATTACAACGGCTTGAAACCGTCGAAGCGTCTTATGATCCTGTTGAAAATACTATCGTAGAACGTGGTGTAAATGTCGATGCGGTAAGAGCGAGTGTTAATCAGCTGCCGATATTGGACGCAATGGAAATTCTTTATATGGATATTGAAGTTTTGGCATAAGGGGGGATAACAAATGGAAAAATATATTCTGGGTGAGGATACCATCAGCGGCCGAGAAGGTAAAGTAATGGCCACCATTGATAACAAGGTGTACGAGCTTTTTGACCTTACCAAATTTACCGCTGATATTGAGCTTGATACAACTGAAATTAAGCCTATAGGGGTTCGGCATACTGAAACCAAAGTACACGGTATTAAAGGTACTGGTACTTTCAGCGGGTATTATGTTTCAAGCAAATACCGCGATATTATTCTTGATTATTACAAGACGGGAAAAATGCCACAGTTTAAGGCCGTAGTAGTAAACGAGGACCCGGCGAGCAAGGCGGGCAGGCAAGAGATCATGATCGAGGGTATTACTATTACTAAGTCGTCTTTCGGTATGCTTGATAACTCTGTCGGTGCATTAACCGAAGATATACCCTTTAATTTCCGCTATGCAAAAATATTGAAAAAATTTGATGAGGTGATCTAATGAGCAAATTAACTGACTTTTTAGCAGGAAACGTTGTTGATAACCTGACCGCGGAAGTAGCCGTGTCTAAACGCATTCCCGGTAAATTTAAAATTAAGGTTATAGGCAATCAGGAACGTGAAGAATTATCACAGAGGGCTACTATTAAAGGTGTTTATTCTGCAACAAAATTTGCTAAGCTCGTAATCTTAAATTGCGTCTTAGAACCGGCATTAAACGACGCAACGCTCATGGAGAAGGTCGGAGCTAACACTCCGGAAGAGGTTATTGAGAAATGCTTGCTTGCCGGAGAGCAGGAAGAACTGTTCAAGGAAATTGTAAAACTTAGCGGGTTTGACAAAAATATTAATGAAAGCATTGAAACTGCAAAAAACTAATAAAGGAAGATCCCGAAGCGGCGCTTTGTTTGGGCGCCGTTTTGCATTTGCGCTGGAAACCGTCGGACTTCGCGAATCTTCCTCAAAACGAAAAAGCGTTTGTTATCGCCTGCTTGGGAGAATTGGCGAAAGCAAACGCTAAAAACAAGTAAAGGCGGTGAATTATGGCCGATATTCACAATTCGATAATTCTCGACGACCGTATGTCCAAGCCTATCGCTGACATTAACGCTCATATGCTTGAATTAAAGAAAAGCATGGAAAAAACAAATGCTATGCTTGATAGCATGGCGGGTAAAATGGGCGGCGTAAAAACTAAAAGCATTGCCCTCGGTAGTGCTATAGGCAATATGGCTAATAATCTTGCAACAAAGCTTGCAGAACTACCGGGGCAGGCTCTTGGCATGGGCGATAGTCTTATGTCTATGCGTGCGCGTATTGACAACATTAACGACGGTATGCAAACAACTGATGAGTTAATGGAAAAAGTGTACTTATCTTCTATACGCTCACGTACTGCTTATGTCGATACAGCAGCCGTTGTTGCAAAATTGGGACTTAATGCCGCTGACGCTTTCGGAAACTTTGATGAAATAGTTGGATTTGCTGAAACAATGAACAAAGCGTTTATTGTCAGCGGAGCAAGTGTTTCAGAAGTGCAAGCCGGTATGTACCAGTTAACGCAGGCTATGGCGTCTGGACGTTTGCAGGGCGACGAATTTAAAAGCATAAGTGAAAACGCACCTATGCTTGCTAATGCAATCGCCAAATTTACCGGTAAAAGCCGCGGCGAGTTGAAAGAAATGTCTAGAGATGGCGAAATAACAGCGGACATTATTAAAAAAGCACTCACTTTCGCAGCGGCCGATATAGACAAAAAGTTTAAAAATATGCCGATAACATTTGGGCAAGCAATGCAAACAATGGAAAATAGAGCTAAGTATTTCTTTGGCGATGTATTTGAAAAGGGAAGTCAGGTAGCCGGCAGAGCTATTTATAACATTAGTGAGAACCTAGAGTATTTGAGAAAGATAAGTGAAAAAGTTATGGTATCTTTGACGGGACATATGTACGAACTAGCAACAGCGGGTGCATACGTTGGTACTGTTTGGGCTATAACTTTAATCCCGACCGCGATTAATGCCGGGATTGCGCTCGGCACGGCGGCAGCAGGAGCGTGGAACGCCGCTCTAGGTTTTGCAGCAGCGAACTTTGCCGTACTTGCTGGAGTGGGAATTGTGTTTGCACTTGCAGGGGTAATGCTGCAATTCCCTGAAATTGCAGGTGTTGTCTGTGGCGCTATATCTGGAATTGGAACAGTATTCATTAATATGGCGAAATGGGCCGGTAACTATTGGATTGATCTAATAAATGGCATTCTAGATGGGATCAATTTTGTAAGCAAAGGCTTGGAAAAAGTAAGCGGCGGCTTATACACTCATTCTGAATTTGAGAAGCTCACTAGATTGGAATATGGAGATATCGGGAAATCCTATGACGAAGGCAAAGCATGGGGTATAGAAACATCTCAAGATATAGGCAAACGTCTTGATGACTTCAAAAAAAGTATAATGAACCCTGAAAAATCAAGCGGGACAAGCGGTTCACACAAATATGGCAACAATGATAACAATGTCGACAAAGTTAAATCTGTAGGCAAGGTTAAAGACCCGATAAAAATTGACGATGAAAGCCTAAAGCTCATCAGAGATTTGGCCATGAAAAAATATCAGGTTAGCTTCAAAACTGTGCAGCCTGTGTTTCACTTGTCTTTTGGCGACATTAGGGAAACAATGGATATTGATAAAGCTGTTGAAAGGGTAGAAACGAGAATTGTCGACCTTTATAACAGTAGCTTGGTGGTGCCAGACAATGGTTAGTGAAGTTTTAATTTATTTTGTTGCGGACGGTAATTTTGTTCCGCTGTCGGTGAATCCTGAAATGCTACCCATTGAAAGAGAGGGCAGCAATGAAACAACTGACATAGTTGGTATAGGCGAGGTTAATTTACTTCGCCTGCCTAAACTAAGAACCTGCACACTTGAAAGTTATTTCCCTGCTATGGGAGCGTTGGGCAGCTTTGGGGGAACGAAAGCTTATAACTGGCTAAAACGGTTGCAGGAAACAAAAAAACCGCTCAAACTCGTTGTAACGCGCTTAAACATATCAATGCTAATGACGATTGAAAGCTTAAAGCGTGAAACGAGGGGCGGCGAGCATGATGATATTTATTTTTCCATTGAACTAAAGGAATATAAGCAGTACGGCATTGCAAAGCTGCAAAGGGACGCACAGGGGAACATTGTAGACGGTGTAAGCAAACAGACTGATGTCGATACCCTTATCGGCAATAACCCGGTTGCGTCGCTTACGCAGCCTTTGAAAAGCGATGATACTTTGTGGGCAGTCGCTAGTAAATACTTGGGTGACGGTAGTCGATGGCTTGAAATATTAGCCTTAAACCCTGCGCTGGGTGATGGACTAGGGACTTTACTTGGCGTAACGCTAAAGCTGCCTAAAAACGTGGAGAAAACACTATGAAGCTAAGCGCGGTTTTAACTAATTCAAAAACAAAAGAAAGTTGGGATATCTCAACAGTCATTAGCGAAATTACGTTTAAAACGGCGTTGGATGGTCAGCCGGGGACATTGATCTTTACTTGCGTTGATGTGAACCAGTCTAACCTATTTGCGGAAGGTAGTGTTATTGACATAGGTATAGACGGCAAAGGCTTGTTTTTGGGGTATCTGTTCAAAACGGAAACAGATAGCTACAACAATGTGAAAGTAACTGCTTATGACCAAATGCGCTATCTGAAAAACAAGGATTTTTATATTATCGACGGCGGGCAAACGCTCAATGATGTTTTCACAAACTGCTGCAATAAATTTCAGTTAAAAAGCAGTGTTATTGCTGGTTCTGAAACTATTGTCAGCGATAAAATTCACAATGATAAAACTATCTACGAAATAATACAGTATGCTATTGATGATGTGCTTGTTAAAACTCAAAAATATTACGTTGTTCGAGATAACTACGGTACGCTAGAGCTTGTCGATATGGGAAAGCTGGTAACTGACTATGTGATAGGCGATAGCTCGGCTATGAGCGAATATACGCACAGCAGAAGCATCGATGAAGCTTGCAACGTTGTGAAGCTGATTTGGGGCGACAAAGACGCAAAAACTCCTAAAATAACGGTCGCTGATGATGAAAAAAATGTTGAGCAATGGGGTATCTTGCAGCATTACGAAGTTGTTAACGAAGGAATGAACGAAGCGCAAATTACAGAAAGGGCGAACAATCTTTTGTTTTTGCTTAATCGTGTTGAGCAGACAATGAAGTTAACTGTTGTGGCAGATGAAACAACATATAACAGCCTGTTGGAATTAAGAGCCGGCAGCGGGTTTAGAATACGGTTTAACAGTGCGTTAACCGGCAAGGTAGATCAGACTGTATATGTTATTAGCTGTGATACATCAATAACTGATGGCGTTGTGTCAAGCAGTATGGAGGTGAGTATGCCGGAATGATTGGCAACAAGCTGTTAAATATAATTATGGATGGGAAAGTTCCACCGCAGGAACGGACGGCAATAGTTTTCGCTAAAATTATAACGGTTAATCCTGTTTCGATAAAAGTTGAGGGACAGAAAGAGCCTATCCCTTCGAAGTTTATTTATGTAAGCAACTTCTGCAAACGTCACTTTCACCCTAATAAGCATAAGCATACAGGCTGCGATAACCCTTTAACTGGCTACGAAACAGAAGACATTGAAGAATTCAGAGCAATTAAGCCGGGTGATAAGGTCGTTTGCATTAGATCTAACGGCGGTCAATTTTACTATTTGCTTGAACGAATTGATACGGAGGGTTTTGCATGATACCTACGTGGATAAAAACTGAACAAATAGCGACTAAGGTAGTAAAGCAGCCAAGTAAGACTTATCATCTTGATTTGCAGCGAGGTCGCATAGTTGGCTTTGTTGACGGATACGAAGCAATAAAGCAGGCAATAATAAAAATAATGCTTACTGAAAAATACGCCTATGTTATTTATGATCACTATTACGGAGTTGGACTTGAACAGTATATAGGAAAAGATATAAGTTTCGTGGTAGCTGATTTAGGGTCAACAATTGAAAATGCGCTGTTGTACGATGATCGGATACTTGCGGTAAATGACATAGAAATTACCAGGGGAAGTAATATTGATGGACTGCTTGTAAAGTATTCGGTGGAAACAGTAGACGGTGTATTAAACGGAGAACAGGAGGTGAAAATGATTGGCTAATATTATTGATGAGCTAAAAGTAAAAACATACTCATATTTTATGAAAAAGGCTCTTGACCTTGTTGAAAGTGAAATCGACAAACGACAAGGGTCTATTATTTATGACGCTCTTGCGCCCTCTATGGCTACACTGGCGCAGTTATATGCCGACCTGCAGTTATACTATGAAAACACATATCTCTTGACCGCAAAGGGTAAATCTCTTGATAACCGCTGCGCAGACTTTGGAATTGACAGAGAGCTTGCAACACCTGCCTACCGCAAGGTTACCATGAAAGATAGTGAAGGTCAGAAGGTAGATGTGCCGCTTGGCATTAGATTAAGCACCGAGGACGAAGCCGCCCCGGTGTTTTTTGTTGTAAGAGACCGAACTGCTAAAGGTGAATATGTTGCGGTATGTGAAACTGTTGGGGTTGTCGGAAATATTTATACAGGGTATATGCTTTCTGTCAACAATATAGCGGCTCTTGGCAGCGCATACATGGACACTATTATAACCCCTGGGCAAGACGACGAAACAGACGATGCATTGAGAAACAGAACAATTGAATGGTTGCGCAATAAGCCTTATGGCGGTAACGTTGCTCATTATAAAATATGGGCGCAGGCGATAGCGGGGATCTTTTATTTAGGGGCGGTATGTTATTAGGCGGTTACTAAAAAAAGAGCCTATTTGA